AAAAGAGAGAAAAAGAGTGTTCTGGTCTGGGTTCGAGTCTTTGAAATGGAACTAGATTTTGGTATTCTAAAGAAGAAGTCGAGTGTTAAGTTGAAAAAGAAGTATAGTGTTACATTGGACGAGTCTCCCTGTTCATTCGACTCTAATTCATTTGATTGCAGTTTTGGTTTCGGCCGTCTTGGTTCCACAAGTTTCAGTATGTTGGCCAATCGTTATAAAGCAGCCGAGATCCCAGGCTTGTATGCTATAGTGATACCTGCGGGTGGAGGGAAGACTACCCTCGCTCATTTTTTTAAGCAGTTGGATGTGGATAGGATACTTCCCGAGGCATTTGAGACAGAGTTGCGGAAGATAAGAATGAGTACATTTAATTCCGTTGTTAGTGGTGGGACCCGTGCGTCTTGGCTGAGGCATAATTCCATCTGGGCGCGCTACCTTAGTCTGTCTCTCAGTAATTTCGATTTCAGTGAGACCCCTAGAGTGTTGTTCATACACTCGCACGAGGTAGCAACGGTCATAGGCGCTAAGGTGATAGGTATTCTGATACCCGAGGAGGATCTGCACAAATCGTGGATACATGATCGGGATTACGAGGCCCGCGCGCTCAGCGATGAAAACAGGTGCTTTCTGCTTAAATATGCCAAGGACTTGCCTAACATGTTTACTTACGGGAGCAGTCTGGAGCTGTATCGAATTGTTTCTAGTATAATAGCGAATACGGTAGGTTATGCGCCTGGAATATCTGAGTACATGAATATCTCGGAAATCGACACTGTGATGCTAAAACAAGGGTACGACGTTACGATGCCCAGCCGTGTTAAGACCGGTAAGTTTGAGTATGATGATTTAGATAGTATCATCGAATGGTGTAAAGCGGGGCGGTGCCCGTGGTGGTACGTGAGTGTTTGGTGTGAGAAGTATTCTCCAGGGCTCATCGCGGATGGGGCATACTCCTTTGAATCATATCCTTGGTTGCACCTGTGTTATACTATAAACACAATCCTGAGGAATAGAAGGATCACATGTGACATTTCCCGTTCTATGGTCAAGTCTAATCTAGATTGGTTTGGTTTTTTCCCACACGTAGACGCTCTTACTGAGTCAAGGGCAGGGGTGTCGTTACGTTCTGTGTTTAAATATTTGGATCCTGCTTACATTGATGATTACCTTGTCTTATTGCTGAATTGCCATGTGGGTAGTCACCACTCCTTTGTGACGTCTTTAGTTGTGTACTACCTTGGTGTTGTCCAGCCTATGAGACCTGAGCTGCGCGATAAGGTCATCGATTGTGGCATGTTGCTAGTTCCGGAAGAACAGTGGGTGGCTGTTCATGGAGATATTCACAAGCTAGTGAGGGCTGGACAGACATTTTTTGGCATTAGTATAAAGGATAAGGAGTATGCCTGTCTACAGTACACAGCCTCGCTTTATGGTCGTCGCAACTACTCACTGGACCCTGAGGCTGAGATAGTAAAACGGCAGCAAACAAGGTTAGGTTCCAAGTGTGCTCAATTGCACCACGGTTCTAATTCCGAGGCATACATAGAGGATTTCAAGGCCGGGGTGAGGTTAGCTTATAGTAGATTGGGGCAACGTAGTAAGATCCGTTGGACCAACTTCAATGAGTTTTATCAGCAGCGGTACCAATGGGCAGCTTCGGGCAGTGTGACTAATGTACCGCAGGGAATGTCTAAGTTTAAGGAGGTAGTGGACGTGATAGCTGAGGTTAAGGATAAGATAGTTACCCTATCCCTCGACAGCAATAAGAAGCGTGCTATGGAGAAGCTATCAAGCCCCGCAGAATTGGCGTTGTTCCTCAGTGAGAATTGGGCTTACAATGTCACATCGTTAGCTCCAAAGCCGAACGAGCCTGCTAAAAACAGAGTGTTGATGCCGGGCTCTTTCTTGCACTACGTGGCTATGTCCTACATACTAGGGATGGTCGAGCGGACTGGCGACGTAGGGGCCGTGCGTGTAGGTGATCCAGATGATAATAACTTGAGCCACTTTGATCTTCGTCTCACAACTGGGGCTTACAATTTCATGTTGGACTTTGCAGATCATAATGCCCAGCATTCCAGTCTGGAGATGGGATTGATCATATCACTATTGGAGGAAAAATTCTCCAGTAAATCCGACCCTTATGATCTGAATTTTTTCATTAATTGGGTTGTCGACTCCTTCGCAAATATGCAGGTGCGTGTTGGTCTCAATAACCATAAGGTGATATCTGGACTTTTCACAGGTTGGCGGGGTACGACCTGGATCAATTCAGTAGCGTGTCAGGCGTACGTTTACGTTGGGATCCAGGCATGCAAGCGGAAGTATGGATCTATTGCGGTTGAGTACTTCGAGGGAGCCGGGGATGATGTGCTGATGAAGTTCAATTCCGCCAAGGACGCTTTTAGATTTTACGGTGCTATGCAGTCGTGTGGGTTTGATATGCAGTCGGTTAAGCAGATGGCATCACATCGACGGACGGAATTCCTGAGAACGATCAGCAGTGATGGCCATTTGGTATGCTGTGTGAACCGTGTCTTGCCTAACTTTGTTTGTGGAGACCTAGAGAGATCCAGTGATAGTATGCTTGACCGTTTGGGTGGATGCTACGCTACCATAAAAATGTTGGAGCGTCGCGGTCTGTCGAGGCATGTGACTAAAGTAATATATAGGAGTTATTTGGATAAGTGGGCGCGAGTGAAGGATGGTGATGTATACAGGGACATCGATCGCACGTACTTACACGCTCCTACAGAGCAAGGAGGTGTAGGCTTGCCAGACCCGGATGATAATCTTTGGTACCTGGATTGTCCAATCAAAATGAAGACTTTCAAAACTCGGGTTTTAGCCGGCCCGAATAATGCGTCGCGAGACTACGCCAGACACTTAAGGGATGATTTGGCCGCTAAAGGAATAACCGTTGACGAGTCTAGGTTGGTGTCGAAACTTATGGACGACGTGTATAGTACAGAAGCTAAGATTGACGTATCTGATCTGGTCAAGGTTCGTTCGCATGTGATAGCATTGATAAGTCCGACTAATGCTGTTAACAAGGAGGTACTCGATGAAGTGTTGGCTAATGTAGATGATGAGCGCGTACGTTCCTATAAGAAGCAGTGGGGTACGTACAATAAGTACCGACAGTGCGTGGGGTGCATCAATGAAAATTTAGAAGTTCTGCTGGACAAGTTAGGGGTGAACATCGATGTGGATTCACTCGACGAGCTTAGGTTTGCTAGCAATCATTGCTTCTTGGTCCCGGAGTATCTGTTGTACAACATAGGTACATATTATAGGTCCAGAGTGGCTCACAGGATGATGACAGTGACGGAGGCCCAGTATTATTTCAACATCGCTTGCAGCACTGCAAAGGCGGTGTTTGGTGAAGACCTAATGCTGTAATGGTGTAGGGTATATAAGATAAAGAACACACGATGGTTCGATGTGTAACCATGATGGAT